GCCGGCCCGGGCGGCCGTCGCTGTCGAATGGCGTCACACGTCGCCCCTTCGGCACCTCCCTCGAACCAGTGGCGGGAGGCGCCTCAGCCTCATGCACCACGGCTGAGAAGTAGAGGCTGCCCTCATCGACGATATCCTCGAGGGTCAGGAACATGCCGTTGATCAGACCGAGAGAGTTGTCGTTCTTCAGGCAGATGATCTTTTCCGCCCCGCCGGTGGGAAGATATGTCCCGCCCAGCCCGGCGGCCGACCGCATCGCGTTGTTCAGCTGGAAGCGCGTCGCGTTCAGGCCGCAGATCAGTTGTCCGCCGCGAAGCGCCTGATCCGGCGTGATGTCGCCCTTGCGAAGCTTGGCGACATGGGCGTCGTAAATCCCGAACCCGATGGGCTCCCCCATCCGCGCCATGGTGGCGAGGCGGATGATCGCGCTCTCGGCCGCTTGGCGGTGGATCTCGGTCAACATCACGTCGGGCGCGTCGCGGGTAAAGGCGCCTTCGCCCCGGATCGGCGGTAGCTGGCCGGGATCGCCCAGCACGAGGATCGGCTTGCCGAAACTCATCAGGTCGCGGGCCATCTCCTCGCCCACCATCGACACTTCGTCCAGCACGATCAGCCGCGCATCCGCGGCATCGCTTTGCGGGTTCAGGGCAAAGCGGGGATGCTTCATCGCGGACAGCGCCTGGCGCATCGCCTCGATCCCGGCTTCGGCCGCGATCCTGTCGAAACCGGTCAGCTTGCGCGCGGCGGTCTCGGCCTCCTGAACCTTGGCGGCAGCGGCGGCGATTTCTTCCTCGGTGGACTCGATCACCGAATAGATCAGGCTGTGGATGGTGCGCGCGGGCGTGGCCTTGCGAGTCAGCACCAGCGCAGCCTTGCCGGTGAAGGTGGCGGTCACAACGCCCGGGACGCAACGGCCGTCCTTGGCGCTGCGATGGGGTGACAGTCCAAGGTCGTCGAGGGCGAACTTCAGGACCGTGCTCTTGCCCGACCCGGCATAGCCGAAGAGCCGGAACACTTGTTGCTCTTCGGTGCGGTTCTCGAACCAGTCACGGACTTCGGCGATGGCGGCGGCCTGCGCGGCCGAGGGGACGAAGTCAGACACCGCCGCCCCTCCAGCACCGCTCTGCCCATGCGCAGGGCGCGTGCCATTTGCCGCCGGCCATGCCCCCCCGGCAGACGACCGCCGTGGGCTCGGTCGCCGTCCGGGGCAACCATTCGCCTGCCGCCGAAGCCTGCACGACCGTGACGGCCCGATCCGACATCTCCTGCGCGAGGCGGGCATCGAAGGGGACGAGTTCCGCGTGCAATTCCATCGTGTCGCGGTTCAGCGCGGTGAACAGCGCCGGGTTGGGCAGGTCCATGTAGGCCTGATAGAGCGCGATCTGCGCGGCATAGACGGGACGCGCGATGCTGACGCCTCGCTTGACCACATCCTTCCAACTGGAGGCTCCGAGCGCCTTGTTTTCCCAGAGGGCAGGATAATCCATCGCGACGGGGCCCGAGACGAAGCGGCCGTCGATATGGCCCTTGAACCGGCCCGCCATGGCCTCGAAGCCGAACTGGCGGCCATCGGGGCGTTCCGTGCACAGGTCGAACCCGGCGATCCTGAACCACCCCGCGACGATGTCCTCGGCTCGGTGGCCTGCCTCGAAGATCCGCAGGACGCGCGGTTCGAACTCCTGGCCCGCATCCCTGGCCACCGCGAGAAAGTCGTACTGGATCTGGCGCAGGCAGTCGCGCCCCAGCCCCGAGGAACTGACATAAGTGCGGGGACGCTCTGCGCGATTGCGCGCCGTCAGGGCGGCATCGATGGCGGCCGAGACGGCGGTGGTGATCGGTGGACGCTTCGCATGGTGACCGTAGGTGCAGCCTGAGCCATGGTTCAGATCGATCATGGCGGCCCCCTCAGAACGGCAGAGGATCGTCATGGGCGGTGCCGGTGCGCTCCTTGCGCGCGCCCTGCGCCAGCATGCTGTCGAGGTAGCCGGTCACGGCCGCCTCGATCAGTCGGTCGATGTCGGCGGTGGTACGGTCGAAGAAGGGCGCCATAAGGCCGAGGTCGGTCAGCGCTTCGGCGAACAGCACCCGGGCGTCGCGGATGGCTTGTGCCTCGCGGGCAGTCTTGTCGATCATGCCATTGTTCCTTTGAGCGATTGCGCTGCCCACATCCTGGCAGCGGAGCGAGCAAAAGCTGTGATATGGATAGCGATCATGCTGGAGCCGGTGGGTGTAGCCGAAGCCGCGTGCCTCGCGGGCGCAGACGGCGCAGAGCGCTACCCGAGCAAGAATGTCGCGATCGGTACCTCGGGTGGCGAACCCGCCGTCTGTAACTTTTCGGACTGCATCACGATCCAGCGCGAGATGGCGTTCGCCGCCATGGCCTCGAGGTCGCCGAGGGTAAGGCTTACGATGGGTTGGTGCAGTCTTCCTCGGGCCTCGAGCCATGTTCCGATCTCCAGCGCAGCAGCGCGCGTCAGATGCGCCTGCCATTCGTCGGGGGTCATGGGTCGGTCGCCCGGCCCAGCCCCATCGGGCGCGGCGGCGGTGGATCGCGCCGACCCACCCGACCGCCGTTTTCGCCGCGCCTCAGCCATTGAGCCAGGCGGGCATGGCGGGGGTGCCCGGCGCGGCGGGTGCCGGGGCCTGCGGCGCAGGCGGAGCGGCCGGGGCGTTCTGCGACCCCCAGGCGGGCGACGGTGCCGCCGCAGGCTGCGGTGTCGCGCCCCAGGCCGGTGCAGGGGCCTGCCAACCCGGCGCTGCGACGCTCGCGGCCTTGCGCGGCGGAGCGTTGACCGGATCGGGCGGGACGGTTTCGCCGCGCATGATGGAAGCATGGTGCGGCTCGTCGGGCAGAACGACGTTGGCGATGCGGTTCTGGTCGCGGTACTGCGGGTTGGACGCAGGCTCCACCATGATGCGGGCGGCGAAGACGATGCCCTCGAGGTGCCTGAGGCCAGGCAGAACCCGCTTGGCCTTGGTGGCGGGGCTCTCGTCCCTGGGATCAAGGCCAAGGGCGCTGTCCACGATGGCGCGAAAGGTGGATTTCGAGATCTTCCAGCCGATGGACTGGCCTTTCTCGTCCAGCTTGCCGCCCGCCACGGTGAAGCTCTGCCAGAACTTGCGGCGGGCATGCGGGCCGTCCACCACGGTGAATTCGCAGTCGAGCATGCGGGCATCGCTGGACTGCGACGCCTTCAGAAGCCCTGCATCCGCCGGGGTCGCGCCGTTCAAGCCGCCGGGGCGGATGGTCAGCCGCACCTTGGCGAAGGTGCCGTCCGGGATCAGTTCTCCGATGGGGGCCATCTGCGGCTGGGCGTCGTTCAGATCGTAGCTCATGGGATCATGTCCTTTCAGGGGTCAGGAAGCGAATGCGGGTTGATGGGGGGCGTGGCCGTCGATCCGGGCGAGCAGCGCGCCGAGGTCGGGTGGTTCGGTCAGGTCGAGGCGGCCGGAACGGTCCTTGGCGGGAAGGCGCCAAGGGTTGCCCGACTTGCAGACAAGGCGGCGGTCGGTGGCGGTCTCATCCAGGACCCAGCCACCCTCTGCATCGCGGGCGAAGAGGTGCATCGAGACGACCTGGTCCACGATGCCCGGCAACTCCCGCCCGGCCTTGCTGCCTTCCATCTGTGGTTGCCAGGAGACGGTGCCGAAATCGTCGGTCACCTTTTCCAGCACACCGACAAAGATCACGGTCTTGCCGCGCGCATGCTGGAGGTGCTTGAGCGCCTGGATGACCTCGCGCCCCAGAAGACCGTAGGCCCCACGGACATCCGGCTTGCCGGTCCGGTCCGAGAAGGCCTCAGGCTGCTGGCGGGCATAGGCCATCGCCTGTCGGGTCAGATCGGTGATCGAGTCGACGAAGACGATGCGGCGCGTGGCAAGGAACGCCTCAATACCACTGTCACGGTGCTGACCTTGCAGCCACGCATGCCGTTCGGTCCCGTACCAGGACTGCGGATGCTGCGCCGGATCGGGCCCGCCGATCAGCACCGCAAGATCGCGGAAATCGGTGAAGCTGCGCACCGGGATCGACGCCCCGCGCCAATCCTGCACCGACTTCATCCCGGCCTCGAGGTCGAGGCAGACGGTTTCTTCGGCAGGCAGGGATTTCAGAAGCGTGGTCTTGCCCACGCCCGGTGGGCCGAAGATGGCGAGCGAGGTCTTGTTCTCGGCGGCCGAGAGGCGTTCGTCGGCGGTGATGATGCGGAAGGCCATGGGGATCTCCGATTGATTGAAAGGGGCGCGGCGGCGGGGGTGACCGGGTGCCGAAGGGGAACCTGCCCGGCGTTGCCGCTCGGGCGTCCCGCCGCCGCGCGTTACCGGTCTCGGGTCTCGAGCCGGAACACAGGTTTGCCGGTGGTCTCGAAACGGGCGGCAGCAAAGCCCTCGCGGATGGCGTCGGGCCAGGCTTCGAAGCGGCGCTCGGGTACGCGATAGGCGATCTCGAGGTACTGGGTCGGGTCGTCGCCCGAATTGCGGATCCGGGTCGCCATCGCGGCCAGCCGGTCCTGATCCCATGTGACCTTCTTCGGCAGATCGGCGATCGCCACCACGCCCGCATCCTCGATCCGGACGGTGCCAGAGGTCTTGCCTTGGGCTAAACGCTCGGCCTCGGTCGCTGCGCCATAGCGCTGCGCCAGTGCCGCCTCGAAACGGTCCTTCAGGCGCTTTACCCGGGCAGTCTCGACGAGTGCGGTCGTCTGCAACTCAAGCAGCATCTCGGGTGGCAGCTCAGCAATGTCGCCGATGGAGAGACCTTCAAGATCGGCGAAGCAGGGGACGTTCTCGGCGCGTGGCATGGTGGGCACTCCGTTGAAGGGAAAATGGCAGGGCCATCACTCGGCCTTGGCGTTATGGGAGAAGCGCGTGTGGTGTCGGCCGGTGGCGCGGTCTGGGCCGCGCGACAGCGAGATAGGCAAAGCGGGCCGGAGCGAGGCGCCGTTGCACGAGGTGGACGCGCTCCAGTGCGGCGAGGCGCCAAGCAGCATCGGCGAGTTCGCGCGGGCCCTCGCGGACGATCCGAGGTGCCCCCGGCCCGTAGACGGGTGCGTCGATGGCGAGGTGTCCGATGTGATAGACCGCCGCGGCGCCCGGTTCGGCCGTGTCGGCCCAGGCGAGGAGCGCGATCGCCCCATCGACATGTGCAGCACCGGCGAGGTTCATGCGCCGCCCCGGAGCTGGCCGGGCACGAGGCCCGCGTGGTCGCGCTCGAAGGCCTGCACATCGGCGTCGCGATAGCGGATATGCCGCCCGATCCGCAGAAAGCAGGGCCCGACGCTGTCAGCGCGCCAGCGTTCGAGCGTGCGCGGCGCGATGCGCCATCGCCGGGCAAGAAGCTTGGTTGTGAGCAACGCGTCGTTCATCTCGGGCCTCGTCTTTGGTGACGAGCACACCCTTGCCGAAGCTTCGGTTGGAGGTCGTGTCATGAGTGGTCGGTGGACGAATTTATTATTTGCTGGAAATTCAATGCCACCGTCCTCTCATGGTTGGAGGGGCGGGGTCGCACCAACCATTCACCAACCTGATACCGACCGAGCACCGACCGACCACCGACCGAATCGCTCGACGGTGACGATTCGAGGCGGCGTGCAGACAGCAAAAAGCCCGCTCGCGGCGGGCCTCGTCAGCGTCGGATCTTGGGAACGGCGAGGGGGTCAGCCAGTAGCCATCATGGCGACGACAAGCCCCGGCGCCATGCGGTAATGGCCGCGCCTGCCGGCGACCGGGAGGACGATGGCGCGCCAGCCCTGCCGGCTCGAGAAGAGATAGCTGAGCTTGAGCGAGGCGGAGCCTGCCGCTGACAGGATATCGCCGCCTCGCTGATCGGGCTCGCCCGCAAGCGCCGCGAGGAAGAGGTGGTGGAGCGCGCGCGCCTGCATCTCGGTGAAGCGATAGTCGCGCTCAAGAAAGCGAAAGCACAGGAAACGATGAAACTCATCGGTTCCCGGCCGTGACTGCGCCTCGAGCGTGGCATCGAAGCGATCCTGCTCGTCGGCGCGCACGATGAGCGCCTGGCGCCGCGCGATCCATGCAGGGGCTCCCTCCGCGAGCGTCACCTCCCCGCCACCGAAGAGGCGAAAGGCGCGCAAGCTACGCTCGTCCTGCGCGAGGACTTCAATCGCGTCGCGGCGATGCAGATCGACCACCCCCTCGAAGTCGCGCCGGCGGGGTGCCGTTCCGGGGCGGCCATCACGGTGATCGACGCTGCCATAGATGCGCAGCGACAGCGTCAGAAGCCCGTTCTCGACGACATATCGCAGTTCGGTCTCGCTCAGCCCCCAATGCGCGACGGCTTCCTCGAGCGTGAAGTATGCGCGCTGGATCACCCCCATGTCTGCCCCCCGATTCTTTGCTCTGTTCCTCCTAAGTTCCTATCGAGTTGACGATCCGACATCAACGATGTAGTTATCCAATATCGTCCACAACCGGCTGGGGATAGTTCATGCCCGTCACCGACATCGCCCGGCGTCTGAAGGCAAGGGCCTTCCAGCTCGACATGAGCCCCGCGTCGGTTGCCGCCGCCTCGAAGCTCAACCGCTCCTTCATCTACGACATCTTGCGCGGCAAATCGGTCCGTCCGAGCCGCGCCAAGCTCGAGAAGGTCGCGGCGGTCCTTCGGGTCGATGTCGACTGGCTCGTCGACGGCGACGGCGCCGTCGAGGGCGAGGCGCCGAAGATCTATACCCCAGACACGACCTTCGTCGCGGTCTCGGGTGTGCGGGCGCGCGCATCGGCTGGCGGTGGCACCGTCGTGCATGCGGGCGATGATGTCGTCGACAAGCACTATCACTTTCGCCTGTCCTGGATCGAGGACGAGCTTGACGCCGATCCGCGCGACCTTCGCATCATGCAGGTGCAGGGCGACAGCATGATGCCGACCCTCAACGACGGCGACACGATCCTCGTCGACATGGGGCGCAAGCGGCCCTATCCGCCGGGGCTGTTCGTGCTGCACGACGGCATGGGGCTCGTGGCCAAGCGCGTCGAGCACATTCCCTCGAGCGACCCGGCGCGCCTGCGCATTACCTCGGACAATCCGAGCTATTCGCAATACGAATGCCTCGCCGAGGAGGTCAACGTCGTCGGCCGCGTCCGCTGGTATGCCCGAAAGCTCTGAGGTTTGCTCAAGGCCCGAGTGCCGCCATCTCCGCCGCCCCCCTTCAGCCGTGCGCGACTTCCCAGGGTTTGACCCATTCGCCGGCGACGCGCAGGTCGATGCCGGCGTCGTCCTCGATGACCTTGCAGACGGTCATCTCGCCCGCCGCGGTGCCATAGCGGCGGCCGGCCTCGCGGAAGCGTTCGTGGGTGGCCTCGGTCAGCGTGTTCGTGGTGCCGACATGGT